TAACCACAAATAATGAAACTAAAAATTTCTTAATTAGTGATTTATTAGCTTTAGGTGTTGGTGGGGTAGGTGCAACAGGTCCTCAAGGCCCTCAAGGAATAGCAGGAGTTACAGGCGCTCAAGGAGCAGCAAGTACAGTAGCAGGCCCTATAGGTCCACAGGGTCCTCAAGGAATAGCAGGGATTGTGGGTGCTCAAGGTTCAACAGGGGCGACAGGTATTCAAGGTTCAGTTGGACCAATAGGTCCCGCGGGATTAAATTGGCAAGGAACTTATTCTGCTTCAGGTACATATGTTCTAAATGATGCCGTTGGATTTGGAGGTGCTTCTTACTATAATATTTTAGCATGTTCTTCATGTGCGGGCAACCCATCTTCAAATACTACAAATTGGGCATTGTTAGCAAATATTGGTGCAACCGGAGCAACCGGAGCAACAGGCCCACAAGGTATTCAAGGTATAGCAGGAACAATAGGTACTCAAGGAGTAACAGGAGCGACAGGTGCGGCAGGAGCTCAAGGAATTCAAGGTATTCAAGGTTTAACAGGAGCACAAGGTCCTCAAGGAGTAACAGGTGCAACAGGGGCAACGGGAGCAACCGGAGCAACCGGAGCAACAGGTTCTACAGGCGCAACAGGAGCAACAGGAGCAACAGGTCCTCAAGGCCCAATAGGTCCTCAAGGAGCAAGCACAGGAGGAAATATTGGTAAATTACTTGGAGGAGGAATAGTTGTAGCAGAATGGAATGAAAGTGGAGTTCAAAAAGCTCTTATAGCAAGTTTAACTACTTTAGGGGGACCTAGTGGTCTTAAATGGACAGTGCCTGCACAATTTAACAATTGGATTTCAACTACAAGTTTTTCAGATGGTCTTACAAATACTAATGCAATTATAGCACAGACAGGAGCCCCTGCTACTACAGCTTATGCTGCAGGAGCAGCAAAATTGTATAATGGCGGTGGTTTTAATGATTGGTATTTACCTTCAAATTTTGAGTTTGGCCTGTGTTATAATTCTGCAGGAGTAGTAAATAAAGTTTTAGGAGATGTTAATGGATTTAGTTCTGCTCTTCATTGGACTAGTACAGAAACAAATGGAAATTCTGCGTGGGGTTATTCACCTGCAGAAGGTGCTGCTTTTACTTATGGAGCGTATTCTCCTCAAGGTCTAAAAAATGATAATTTTTTAGTCCGACCGGTTCGTATTCATAATATCTAGAACATGGAAATAAGAAAAATTTCTGTTGGGCCTGACTATAAAGGAGGTGCAATGCATTACATTGTAGGACAAAAAATTTTAAATGAAACGTATGAAATACATTTAATTAAACTTGAAGACTTTACTCAATCTATAAAAATATTCATCATAAACGAATCAAATGAGATTCTTTTATGGAAAGAATTTACACAAACTATTCCAATCTCTATTGAATACAATATATTTTATTAATGAAATCCCCATTTTATTTTATTGTTGAATCTTTAATAAATAAGAGGTACAACAATACAAAAACCATTAGTGGATTAGAAGTTATTACAAGTACATCTGAAGAAGACTATATATCTTCAAATAGATTTGCTAAGGTAATAGAAGTTCCATTGGGTTACAAAGGCCCAATATCTTCAGGCGACACATTGCTTGTCCATCATAATGTATTTAAGTACTATTATGACATGAAGGGAAATCAAAAAAGTGGTAAGAGTTTTTTTAAAGACGACAAGTTCTTCATTGAACCCGACCAATTCTATATGTATAAAAAGGATGACATATGGTATTCTTACGACAAGTATTGTTTTGTTAAACCAATAGATGCTATTGATTCTTATATAAAGAAACCATTTAGTGATGAGCCTTTAATGGGTGAGATGTTATATCCAAATGATTATCTAATTAGTAAAGGAATAAACAAGGGTGATTTAGTATGCTTTTCACCCGACAGCGAATATGAGTTTACTGTTGACGATGTAAAAATGTACAGGATAATAGACAATCAAATAACAATGAAATTAAATTAATGGACACAAAAGAAATAAAACTAAAAATAATAGCAGCAGGTCATAAGGCAGTTGAGCAATTAATAAAAGTTGCAGAAGAAAATATTATTAAAAAAGATTCTGATGATGAGTTGGCTGCAGATAGGTTAAAGAACGCTGCTATGACAAAAAAGTTAGCGATATTTGATGCTTTTGAGATACTAAATAGAATAGAACTAGAAAGAGAAGGGCTTGAGGCTTTAGAGAAGGGAGTAAGTAAAACAGATACTAAACAAGGGTTTGCGGAAAGACGTTCAAAATAACTTATATAGTATACAAAAAGATTTTGTATCACCATCTATACTGTCCAATAAAAATAGGGCAAGGTCTTGGATATATGGCTATGATGATAAGTACGACATAGTTGTTATATCTAAAAATGGACAGGTAGGTCAAATAGTAAATATATCAGGGTTAAATATAGGACTCCCTCCTGTGCCCGAGAAAGTATATAAAAGAAGCGATAAAAAATCTGAGCAGTATTGGCAGAGAGAAGACTTACCAAGAGAGCTGTCAAAGATACAATCAATTTTCCATTGGAATGAAATGCCATCACAATTTAAAGATAGATTGGTAGATTACATTGAGAATGAATTTGATTATAGAGAACGTGGCTTTTGGTTTATGAATAATGGAGAGCCAACATATATTACAGGTTCTCATTATATGTACCTACAATGGGCAAGTATTGACGTTGGATACCCTGACTTTAGAGAAGCTAATAGAATATATTGGATTTATTGGGAAGCGTGTCGTGCCGACAATAGGTCATTTGGAATGATATACCTAAAGATAAGACGTTCGGGATTTTCTTTTATGGCATCTTCTGAATGTATTAATGTTGGAACTCTTGCAAGAGATTCAAGGGTTGGAATACTATCTAAAACAGGAGCGGATGCTAAAAAAATGTTTACAGATAAAGTTGTTCCAATTAATAGTAGACTTCCATTTTTCTTTAAGCCTATTATGGATGGTATGGACAAACCAAAAACTGAGTTGTCTTTCCGTATACCTGCATCAAAGATTACAAAAAAGAATATGTATAATTCTGAGGAAGATACAATTGAGGGGTTAGACACATCAATAGATTGGAAGAATACAGAAGACAACTCTTATGACGGAGAAAAGTTATTGTTCTTGGCTCATGACGAGAGTGGAAAATGGCTAAGACCAAATAACATTAAAGAAAATTGGCGAGTAACTAAAACTTGTCTTAGATTGGGTTCTAAGATTATTGGTAAGTGCATGATGGGTTCAACCTCAAATGCTTTGTCAAAGGGTGGTAGCAACTTTAAAGATATCTATGAAGATTCTTCAGTACTACATAGAAATGCAAATGGGCAAACTAAAAGTGGACTATACTCATTGTTTATTCCTATGGAATGGAATATGGAGGGGTTCATTGACTTGTATGGTATGCCTGTATTTTATGCTCCTGAAGAACCAATACTAGGAGTAGATAAGATATTAATAAAGAATGGCGCTATTGATTATTGGGAAGCGGAAGTTGATTCATTAAAAAGTGATGCTGATGCATTAAATGAATTTTACCGTCAGTTTCCAAGAACAGAATCACACGCTTTTAGGGATGAAAGTAAACAATCGATATTTAATCTAACAAAGATATATCAGCAAATTGATTACAATGATTCAACAATAAGAGAACACCATACCACTCGTGGTAGTTTTCATTGGAGAGATGGTATACAAGACTCAAAAGTTGTATGGACACCTGATTCTAGGGGAAGATTTTCTGTGAGTTGGATTCCAAGCAAATCAATACAGAACAATGTATACAATAGAAATGGTACTGCTCATCCCGGCAATGAGCATATTGGGTCATTTGGATGTGACTCATATGATATATCTGCTGTAGTAGGTGGTAGAGGTTCAAACGGATCGTTACATGGAATGACAAAATTCCATATGGATGAAGCTCCTGTAAATGAATTTTTTTTAGAGTATATTGCAAGACCGCAAACTGCGGAGATATTTTTTGAGGAAGTACTAATGGCTTGTATTTTTTATGGTATGCCTATACTAATAGAAAACAATAAGCCAAGGCTACTATATCATTTTAAAAATAGAGGATATAGAGGGTTTTGTTTGAATAGACCTGACAAGTTGTATAATAAGTTGTCTAAGACAGAACGTGAACTTGGTGGTATACCAAACTCATCTGAAGATGTAAAGCAATCACACGCATCTGCTATTGAATCTTATATAGAGAAATTTATAGGAATGGATTTAGCAGGTAACTACAGGGATTCAGATGAAATAGGCACAATGCCTTTTACAAGAACATTAGAGGATTGGGCTAAATTTGATATAAATGATAGAACTAAGTTTGACGCTTCAATTAGTTCGGGATTAGCTATAATGGCTAATCAAAAACATATATATATACCGGAGAAAAAAGAATCAAAAATTAGCATTAACTTTGCAAGATATAGTAATGATGGAAATACAAGTCAATTAATTGAATGAAAGATACGATAATAGACATAACATCTGCTTCATTCCCAAGTCAGTTAGCAACAGACAGCGAAAAAGCAACAGAAAAATTTGGCCTTCAAGTTGGACAAGCTATTCAATATGAATGGTTTAGAAAGGATGGGGGGTCTTGTAGATTTTATAATCAGTGGAGAGATTTTCATAGACTCAGATTGTATGCTCGTGGAGAACAGTCTATTGCAAAATACAAAAATGAATTAGCGATTGATGGTGACTTATCTTACTTAAATTTAGATTGGACACCTGTTCCTATTCTTCCAAAGTTTGTAGATATTGTAGTTAATGGTATGTCGGATAGACTATTTAAAGTTAAGGCATATTCTCAAGACGCAATGTCGCAACAAAAAAGAAGTAGATTCCAAGATATGGTTGAAGGACAAATGGTAGCAAAAGCTCCACTTGAAGTTATTCAACAAAAAACAGGAGTCAATCCATTCATTATGCCCCCTGAAGATTTACCTAAATCAGATGAGGAGTTAATGCTTTATATGCAGTTAAATTACAAGCCTGCTATTGAGATTGCTGAAGAAGAAGCTATTAATACAATCTTTGATGAAAACCATTACCAAGACACTAGAAAAAGAATAGACTATGACTTAACGGTAATAGGCATTGGTATAGCAAAACACGAATTTCTTTTAGGTTCAGGTGTAAACGTTTCATATGTAGACCCTGCTAATGTTGTTTATAGTTATACTGAGTCACCGACTTTTGATGATTGTTTTTATTGGGGTGAAATTAAAACACTTCCAATTACAGAATTATTAAAGATTAAACCTTCATTAAAAAAAGAAGAGTTAGAGAAAATATCTAAAAGCAGTCAAGGTTGGTATGACTATTATAATGTATCTCAATTTTACGAGAATAGTTTATTTTCTCAAGATACTTGTACGCTACTTTATTTTAATTATAAAACAACAAAGAAAGTAGTATATAAAAAGAAATTGCTTGAAGGCGGTGGTTCAAGGGTTATTGAAAAAGATGACACATTTAATCCTCCTATTGAAATGATGGAGGAAAACAATTTTGTTAAAATTGAAAAGACCATTGATGTTTGGTATGATGGTGTAATGGTAATGGGAACAAACATTATCCTTAAGTGGGAAATGGCTCAAAATATGGTCCGCCCTAAATCATCATCTCAACATGCACTACCAAATTACGTTGCTAATGCTCCAAGAATGTATAAGGGTAACATAGAGTCTTTAGTTAGACGAATGATACCATTTACTGACTTAATACAAATAACGCATTTAAAACTACAGCAAGTAATTGCAAGAGTTGTCCCTGATGGTGTTTTTATTGACGCTGACGGATTAAATGAAGTAGACTTGGGTACAGGTGCTGCATACAACCCTGAAGATGCATTAAGATTGTATTTTCAAACAGGTAGTGTTATTGGAAGAAGTTATACTCAAGAGGGTGACTTTAACAATGCAAAAGTTCCTATTACTCAATTAACTTCAAATTCAGGATTAAGTAAAACCCAAATGTTAATATCTAATTACAACCATTATATGGATATGATTAGGTCTGTAACGGGATTGAATGAAGCAAGAGATGGAAGTACGCCTGACCCTAATTCATTAGTAGGAGTTCAAAAACTAGCAGCATTAAATTCAAATACAGCAACAAGGCATATACTTGAAGGTGGTTTATATATCTATAGAAGTTTAGCAGAAGCATTAACTTATAGAGTAGGAGATATATTAGAGTATGCTGATTTTAAAGATGATTTTGCAAATAAAATTGGAAAATATAATGTATCAATATTAAATGATATTTCCGATTTATATATTTATGACTTTGGAATTTTTATTGAAGTATCTCCTGATGAAGAACAAAAAGCACAGCTTGAAGCAAACATACAAATGGCTTTATCTAAGGGCGATATAAATCTTGAAGATGCTATTGATATTCGAGAGTTGAGAAATCTCAAACTTGCAAATCAATTGTTGAAGATGAAGAGAAGTCAGAAGCAAGACAGGGAAGACCAAAATAAAATGCAGATGCAAGCAATGCAAGCGCAGCAGCAATTGAAGTCTCAAGAAATGGCAATGCAAACTGCTATTCAAAAAATACAAATGGAATCTGATGCTAAGTTAAAATTAAAGCAAGCAGAGGTTCAATTTACTATTCAGCAATTAACAGCAGAAGCTCAACTCAAAAAAGAATTGATGGCAGTAGAGTTTGATTACAATATGCAATTAGGTGGATTACAGCAAAACAACTTGAAGACTAGAGAGAATGAGAGGGAAGATGCTAAAGCAAAAAGAATAAGCCAACAAAATACTGAACAATCAAAATTAATAAATCAAAGAAAGAATAATCTATCCCCTATAGACTTCCAAAACAGTGAAGATGATTTAGACGGATTCAATGTTCCTCAAAGCAAACCTATGGTTTTTGAGTCAAATGAAGATAGTTTAGATGGCTTTGATATGGGGGAATTTTCACCTCGTTAAAATATTAAATTTTTTTATATAACTTTGTAAAAAATAAAATCAAATAAAATGGAAATGAAAGTTAGATTGCTAGACGGAGCAGAAGAAAAAGGAGTTGCTCAAATAGAAGAAGAATTACTTGCAAAGCACGAAGAATCATTATCGACAGGTAATAATTTTGAACCGCAAGAGCAAGAACAAGAGCAAGAACAAGAACAGGAATTTCAACCTGAAGAAGAATTAAGCGAAGAAAGAGTTCTTTCATATATTGGAAAAAGATATAATAAAGAAATTAGTTCATTTGATGAATTAATGGCTGAAAGAAATATCACAGAAGAAATTCCTTCCGATGTTGCTGCTTATATGAAATATAAGAAGGACACAGGAAGAGGGTTTGAAGATTACATAAAGTTAAATAAGGATTTTGACAATATGGATTCTGATGACCTATTAAAGCAATATCTACATTCTACAAATTCAGATTTGGATTCAGATGATATAGATGCATTAATGGAAGATTATTATTTCGATGAAGATTTAGATGATGATTCTTTTATTAAGAAAACAAAGATTGCAAAGAAAAAGGCTATTGGAGAAGCTAAGAAATACTTCAATCAACAGAAAGAACAATACTCTGCACCCCTTGAGTCAAGAGGTTTAGATGTTCCGGATGAAGAAAAGGAAGTATTCGAGGCATACAAACAATACACAAAGGAAGCAGCGACTATTGAGGAATCAAACAAGCGTAAGCGAGAATGGTTCGACCAAAAGACAAATGAAGTTTTAAACGATGATTTCAAAGGTTTTGATTTCAATATAAACGACAAGAAATTTTCATTTTCTCCCGGTAATCTAAGCGAGATTAAAAAAAATCATTCAACACCACAAAACTTTATTAATAAGTTTTTAGATGAGAATGGTTTAATGAAAGACGCAGAGGGATATCATAAATCGTTAGCTATGGCAATGAACCCTGAAAAGTTTGCTAAGTTCTTTTATGAACAAGGACAAGCTGATGCAACGGATGATGTTACGCGTAAGATAAAAAACATAAACATGTCTGAACGTAAAGTATCTGAAGCAGGTTCAAGAACCGAAGGCGTACAGGTCAAGTCTCTAAGCCCTGACTCCGGAA